GAGAGAAGAAACAGGTACTCGTGCGATTTGGTGCAACGGTCGCGCACCGACTCTGGCATCGGGTTCGGCTTGTTCCAGATGATGTCCTGGCGCAGATACCAGCCATCGGCGCGCAATGCGAAGGCGAGCATCCAAGGAATGCCGACCAGGTCTTTCGGCTTGAGCCCCGCGCCGCGCTTCACCAGGCGGCGCGCTCCAACACGCTCGGACTGGCGCGTGCCTTGCAGCGTGCTGCTGCAGTCGTCGAACGCAGCGCCGTTACCAGCATAGCTGTCGCCGATGTTTAGCCACAGCGTACCGTCGTCGCGCAGAACGCGGCGCACCTCTCGAAACACATCCACGAGCCTTGCCACGTACTCGTCTGGCGTCGGCTCCAAGCCGATCTGGCCAGAATGCCCGTAGTCGCGTAGCCCATAGTAAGGCGGGCTCGTCACGCAGGTGTGAACCAGCCCGTCCGGCATGCCTCGCAGTATCGCAAGGCAGTCGCCGAAGTGGACGCGGTTCAACCAGGTCATGACGCAGCCCTTGGTGGTGCGCCGACCTTCTCGCGGAAGGACTGCGTGAGCAACTCCAACACGATCTTGTGCTCACGCTCGATCACGGTCTCACAGGCTTCGGCCGAGGTCAGCGACGACACTTCGGCGGCCGTTCGCTTCGCCGTCGCGGCCAGCCGGTCGCGCACCTCGCGGAACATTTCGAAGAAGGCGCGGTCGACGTCCTCGCGCAGCACCAGCTCGCCCTTCTTGCGGCGCAGCTCGATCTCGGCAGTTTCGGCTTCGGCCTGCTCGCGCCTGGTGCGGGCGGCGGTGTAGTCGCTCGGCGCCGCTGGCACGCTGGCTGGCGGATCCACCGCGGGACTCGATCCCTCGACGAGCGGCTGCTGCCCCGACGCGCCCGACGCGCCCGACGCCTGCGGACTCTGGCGCGCCCGCGTGTTCCTCGCCCACTCGTCGTCGGCAAGCGCCGCGTGGATCTTCCCGCCGATCGTGCTGATGCGGCCTTCCTCGATCGCCTTGCTCACGGCTTCGCGTGAACCGCCCGGCAGCCCCGCCGCCTTGCGGTGCCGCGCGTACGCAGCCGGCGACAGCAGGGCCATCTCAGCCATGTGTCAACCTATCTGTCAACTTTTCCATGGCTGATTCGCTACCGCGATTTCGCGCCGTTTCGCGCCCGTGTGGAGCTGGGCCGCGGAAGGACCCACCGGCCCTCCCGAGGCTGCGGCGTTGACGGACCGCTGCATCGGTCATGCGAACGACCTCACGAACGAACCGAAGTCGCCGCGGGCGCGCTTCTGACTGAAGCGCGAGGTGTAGAACTGGACCTCGTGCTCGTAGATGTCGGGGAAGTCCTGCTCGATCGCCCGGCGCACCACGTCGTTGACCCGTCTGGCATTGAACATCTGCGGCACATCGATGGTCTGCACCGGGTCGATCGGCAGACGATCCTTGCCTCGCCGGATGAAGACCGTGCGCCCTTTGTTGCCGACGAAGGCCCCAGGGATCACCACTCGCCGCGCGCCGCGCTTAATCTGGAAATGCAGCTGATCGAGCGTGCCAGCCTTGGCTCGCTTCTTCGCCTGAGCAAAGGTGACTGACTTCTCAAGGAAGGCGATCAGGTTGGCACTGCGCTTCTGCCCGCGCGCGCCGCTGCCGCTCAGCGTGCCGAATATCTGCGCCTTACCGCGCTGGTATGTCGCGCCCTCAATGCGCAGGCGCTCTCGGACGTATCCCGCCGTGACGTTGTACTCCCGGCTGATGGCCCGGATCATGTTCGTCCGCCCCTTGGCCAGGGTCTTGTTGATGGCCGACACGGCAGCCTGCTCCCGAACCGCGACCTGCAGCTCATCGAGATCGGCCGTTGCACCACCGATGTCGATATCGACGCCGACGTTGATTCCACCCATCGCCCTACTCCTCTTCGTTTCTCTTCTTTCAAAAGTAGAAATGTCACGGTGTCACACGCGCGCGTGACACGACACCCGCGCCAATGCTTGCGTGTCACGGTGTCACGATGTCACGCGCACTCCTATACAAAAATCCCCACACCCCTTCACGCGCACGCACGCGCGCACACGTTTGGCGAGCCTGTGACACCGTGACACCGTGACAACCCGCGCCAATGCTTGATCGCGTGTCACGCTCAGCCGTGACAACGTGACACATCCAGTCATGACCCAACCTCCTGCGACGGCGGATCGCCGCTCTTTGCGCCCCGTTGCTCGCCATGAGGGGACGGGGGATCGAGTCCCAAGTAGTCGCGCAGGGAATCCTCGAAGGCCTGGACACACTCAGTCGCCCATGCGGCATCCGTGACTCCGTCCGGCTTGGGCGTGACGAGCAGCAACCGCGTTGTGGTGCGCTTGCCCGAGCCTTCCTCAATCACCCGCGCCATCCATTCGCGAACAGCGTGCCTGGGCGGTTCAAGCGTCGGGCCGACCGATTCCGATATCCGCAGCAGCATCCGCACGAAGACGTGCTTTTGCAGCGGGAAGCGGTCGCCGATGCGCTGGGCGTATTTCAGATAGGCCCGGAAGGCCTGCTGCAACGAGCAGCTGCGGTACGGCAGGTCGAGCTCGTCGCCGGCCCATTCCATCCAGAAGCGCTCGGGCGTCTTGCGATTCAGGTCGATCAGGGCCTGCTTCGCCTGGGTCATGGGAGCCGGCGCGAACGGGTCGAAGTCGTCCAGCGGATACGTCTTGAGGTATTCGTATAGAGCGGCGATGCCGCCCTTAGCCTTCCAGTCCCGTAGATCTTCATAAAAGGGCCGCTCGCGCATGCGCGGCGTGTAGACCACCAGGTAGCGCCGATCGCTGTTGTCCAGCGCCAGCGGCTGCAGTTCGTTGGACAGGAAGACGATGTTGATGTGGTTCTTCTCTTCGCGCCGCGGTAGGTTCTTCGGGTTGATCTGCACCGTGGGCGACGTGATCAGCGCCTTCAGCCGGTTTTTGTTGTGCACCAACTCCTGCCGGCTGGACACCTCGTCACCGATCACCATGCACTTGCCCGAGCGCCAGTCGTTGAACTTGTCTTCCAGCTCGTCCTGGCCGACCAGCGCGCCATAGCGCCCGTAGATCTCCAGCACGCACTCGAAGAAGAAGTTCTTTCCAGCACCCTCGTCGCCGTGCATCACGATGGCCGTGCGCAGCTTCGTGCCCGGATGCTGCAGCGGATAGGCCAGCCAGCAAAGCAGCCAATGGAATATCTCGTCGCACTCATCGGCGTTGTCGCTGGCCCGGCTTGTGAGGTAGCGCCCCAGCTTGAGGAACGGGTCGACGTCGCCTTTACGCGGCTCCAACTCGAAGCCACCGAACAGGTTCACGCAATCGTCGTCGCAGGTCTCGGTCGGATCGAAGACCACCTGGTCCGGGAACAGCGTGCGGCGCTTCTCGGACGCCTTCCACATCTTCACCATGTCGCTGCCGTGGGCGTGCGCCATGTTGGATATCTTCATGATCATCCGGTTCGCGCCGTCCCACACCGTGTCGGTGCCGTAGATCAGCGCGAAGTGCTCGATCAGGTAGTTGTACTTCCCCCAGTCGATCGTCTTGCCCGGCTTCTTTGGCTTGCCCCCAGACCCATCGTCAGTCGCCCCTGTCCCCTCAGAACGCGAAATCGCGTTTTCGGAGGGAGGTGGAGCGTCGCTGGCCTGGGCTGTCGAGCGCCGGCGAGCGCGATCGAGCGACACGACCTCGCCGCCCGGCGCGCTTGTGTCGAGCGACTCGTCGTGGCTGTCCGGCCTATCGGCCATGGGGCCTCCATTGCATCGCCGTCATCACCGAGTCGAGCTGCTTGGATACGGTCGCGAGGCCCTCGCGCAGGTGCAGGTCGTTGAAGTCGGTGTCCTTCGGTTCGCGCGTGCGGGGGTTGAATATCGGCCACACAATGTCGCAGGCTTCCGTTTTGCGAGCGGCATCGCGCGCCGCTCGGCGGCCTGGATTGGGGCCGTGGTGGTCTTCGCTCTTCCAGTCGTCGTCCGCGCAGATCAGCAGCCACGCGTGTGGATGCATGCGCCGCAAAATTTCGACCACAGCTCCGAGGTTGTAGGCATCGAGCGCCACATACACCGGCAACTGCCGGTCGGTGGCCATGCGAATGGACAGCGCAGTCGCATAGCCCTCACACACCAGCACTAGCCAGGTGCTTTCGTCGATCATGCCCAAACGCAGCGCTGCGCCGGTTTTCGCAAAACCTTTGGTGAAGGACTTCTGCGGCAGCTCCTCGCCCGTGCTGGAGTCCCAGCGCGGGCCGGGGTAGATGCGCTGCAGCGCGACCAGCGCCTGGCCTTTAGGTAGGTCGTATCGCAGCAGCGGGATCACGATCGAGCCGTCACGCAGATAGCGGCAGGCCTCGGCGATCACACCCTTGCGTTCGAGATAGGCCGACTGACCCTCCTTCGCCGCACGCTTCCACAGCTCGGCCGCGCTGAGCGCCGCCTCGGCCGCGGCCTCTTGCTTTTTCTGGCGGGAGCGCTCTGCCGCTTCGCGCTGCTCGCGCTGCATGCGCTCTCGGTCCGCCGGCGTCACCGTGCGCCGCTCGATATCGACCTTCTCGTCGCTTCCGCCGTGCTTGTAGGTCCCGAACCGGCCGACGATCAGCACCTCGCCCGTGGGGTGGCCGTCGCGATCCTCGGGCCGAAACTCCTGCAGCCAATACCAGCACTTGCCCTTCTTGCCGCAGGTGATGCGCTTGGGCGACGGGATCTGCAGCGGGAAGTCGCGGTCGACAAGCTCGATGCCGAATGCGCGCATCTGATGGAGCACGGAGTCGTAGTTGTCGTGCATCGTCAGGCGGCGCCCCTGCCCGCCTTGCCGGCTGTGTTCTTCGCCTGCACCGTCGCCATCAACTGCTGCACGCGCTGCAGCAGCTCGGCGCCTTCGCGCTCGATGCGGCGCAGCTCGTTGTCGTTGATGTTCCCGTCATCAGAGAGCGACTCGCATACGCTTTCGGCGAGCTGCGCGAATTCCATTGCGCTCGCGGCCAGTGCGCGCATCACGTCGCTGTTCGGCAGGTCCAGCGATTCAGGAAGCGGCACGCACATTTGGCCGCATTCGGCGGCAAAAGCCAACAGGATGCGCAGGTCGCCGCTGGCCTTGGTCATCTTGACGGCGGTGGCCAGCCCCAGCTTCGCGCCGCCGGTGCCCTTCACTTCATGGGACAGCGTCGTAGGAACTTTGTCGATCGCGAGCGCCAGGCCCGCTGCGCCACCCGGGCGATAGTCTTCGGCGACGTTGAACGCCGCGGTAAGCACATCCATGGCAGTGCTCCTCTTTTGTTGTGATTGCTTGCCGACAGACAGCTGGCCCGGTGATGCGCGACAGTCCGCGCTTCAACAAGACCGGAGGAAATGGGATGGAGGAAGACGATGTATTCGTTCATCGCCCGCCTTGGAGCAATCGTTCTCGCGACGCTTGCACGAATGCAGCATGCCGCGCGACGCCGGCGAACCGGGTCTCGATGGATTGGCTTGCCCGCAATCCCACGTCAGCTCCCCTGTTCGCCTCGCGCGGTTTCGCCGCCTTCGTCGTCGGGCTTGGCGCTGGCGGCGCGCCGCTCGACCTGCAATTGCTCAAGTGCCTTGCCCAACGAGTAGCGGGCATCGAGGCTTTCGCCTCGCTCCAAGGCGCTGATCGTGGTCTG